GATAACCGCCGCTGTGGTGGCCGTGGTGCTGGTCTTTTCGCCACTGTCGATGCTCAGTTTTGTGGACAGAATGGATGTGCCGCCCTCGTTAATGTCCACAGTTGGATTGCCAGAGGATGACGCCGTGGTCAGGGATGCCCGCACCGCCGAAAGGGTGAAGGCGTAAGGCATCCGAAAAGTCACCTTAGCCGTGCCGGTGGTGATCGCGGTGCTTTCATCGCCCACCGCAATGATGATGCTTTCCGTAACGGGGCCGCCGCCCCCACCGCCGGGCAGGTCATCCACCGCAACCCGGCGCGAGACCCACTTGGTAATGGTCACGCTTTCGCCTGCCGCATCGTCCACAATGACGTTGCCGTCAGCCCCGCCGATGGTCAACTTGCCCGCCGTCACGTCAGTGACCACGCCAACCAGGATGTTGTTTGCCGTGTCTCCGGTGAAGCCGGAAACCCTGACACGATCCCCGACCGTAAAGCCAGCCGAGACAAAGCCAGATCCGCTGTCGTTATAGCTGTTGTCCGTTGCCGCCGCGCTGATCGTCGTCGCCGTGATGGTGACGCTTGTCGAAAGCTGCGAAACCTCCAGCAACTCGTCGCCCGTGATTGTCCCCGCCGCTGGTAGGTCGGTGATGCGGATTAGCCCTGCCATGTCTTAGCCCTCGATTTCACGAATGTTGTCGGTGCCGTCTTCGGTCGCCCGCACGTCTGCGCTGTCTTCCGCCGCACGCTCACCTTGGCTCAAAAGCGCGATGATGCTTGGCCGGGTCCAGCTTTCGATAGTTGCCCTCACCGCCCCCACGCTGAAACGCACCGCGAAGGTGCCAGCCGGCGCGGCAACCGGCGTCCAGACATAGGACAGGTCTGTGCCTACATCTTCGGTGGTCAGGGTGCTAAGCACGTCCAGATCGCCGTCTAGCGCCTCGACCGTGACAACGTAGCTTGTCCCCGCCTCTGGCGTTCCCGGCCCGGCAGCATCGTGGCCGATCAGCGTCCCCGCCAGCCGGTCCCGATGCTCCCAGGTCAGTTCGTAGCCATCCGCCGAAGAGAAAGGCTCCGTCTGGTATTCGCCATCAAGCCGCAAGTCGCCCGGCGGGTATGGCCGCAAGGCGCGTGACGCAAAGGCCACCGTGTCCACCGGGGCGTCCGCAAGGGGCAGAACACCGCGCGCCGTGATGGTTTGCAGCTTCACGTCAAGGCTGTCGCCATCGGTCTGAATGTCATCCTCTAGCGCACCAAGTTCGCCGTAGAAGACCACTTGCGCCCCGGCTGCATGTTCGGCCGGCACGGTGTCCAGCGCCCCGCGCGTAAAGGTGACAGTGAACACGTCAAGGTCGGGCGTAAGCGTCGGCTCCCAATAATCGCCGGGCGCAGACGTGTCGCCAGTTTCCACCAGATCGAGCGTCACCTGCTCCCCGGCAATCCATGCCAGAGACCCCACGGCAACCGCTGTCAGGTCATCTTCGCTCTGCACAACCACCTTGCCATGATCGGCGCGGTTGGTCATGCGGCCAAGCGTGGTCGCGCCCGGCACAAAGCTGATGGTGTCGATTTCCTCATACCCCGCGCCGCTGTCCCGCAAGACCAGCGCCTCGTTTGAAATCGGGGTAGGCGCAGCGCCAGCGACAAAGAGAAAACCCGCCTCCGGGTCATCCGCAAAGACCACATCAGCGTTAGGTTCGCCCAAGCGTTCATTCGCCAGATACAGCGGGGCTTCCTCGACAACGCGCGGGCTTACCGGCTGCGGGGTGAAATCTTCCGGCTCGGGGATCTCGATTTCAAGCGCGCTCTCATCCCCGATTGCGAACTTGTCTTCGATGAACTTCACCCGGACAGGGTTGTCCCTCATGTTACCGTCATCAATCTCCAGGATGCGGACAACCTTGTTATCCAGCCCAAGGCGCGGGTTATTCACGATGATGACAGAGCCAAGGTTCAGATCGGTCGGGAAGTTCTTTGTCACGAACTCGCCAGTTACCAAAGGCGCGGAGCGGGTGGACAGATCGCGCATGGCAACCCGGCCCGCAAGGTCGGCCCGCTGGATGCCGGGATATTCGACTTTCTCTTGGAACACCTGCGAACCGGCCATGCGAATGCGCGCCGGGTTGCTGATGGTCAGGCTGGTCTTTTCTTCCTTGTCCGGGTCGTTCCATGTGACCACAAGCTGGTTAAGCAAGCTATTCGGTTGCGGGAAGTTGATATCAGCCCAAGAAACCACATTGCTTGTGTCAAAGACGGGAAGCGTCTCTACGTCATAGTCGTCCCGAATTAGCTTGATTTCCCACAGGCCGGTGCGGCGGTCCACATAGGACCGGGCGTCAATGTGGCGCTCAATCTCCCGCTTGAAGTCGGCCCGATCAGTCGCGCCGCGCCATGCGATGGAAAGGCCGAAGCCCTCATCAAACAGCGTGTCGGCTGCTGCTTCCCAGGTGTCCCCGGCCTCGGCTTCAATACCAGTCCCGCCGCTGTCAGGGCTGAGAAGGATTTCGCGCAGGATATGCGCGGGATTCATGTCTGCTACGGCTGACGTGACAGTAATGTTCGCCGTGACGCCGCCGGTCTCTGGCGCAAGTTCGGACAGGTTTCCGCCGAGGTTTACCCATATCCGATATTTTGAATAGCCCGTGACCTCAAACGGCTCCGCCGCTTCCGCTACGCTTAGCGCCTCTTCGGGCGTTGTATACCCGCCGCCCCCGGAAGGCGTCCAGAACTCCAGATTATCCGGGTTGTCATCATAAAGAATGATGATCGGCCAAGCCCACCCCGATGAAAAGCCAAACGGGTTGGACGCGATATTGAAGCCAGACGCGGGCGCGGTCGGGAATATCCGAAGCGTGTCGGATGGGCTGGCGTTTACCACATAGCCAAGGTCGTTTGCGATGATATCCGCCACGTTCCTTTGACCGGGCGGCAATGCCCCACCAGCGATTGACATGAGGTAATTCGTGACGCCGCCGGTCCCCCGTGGGATCGCCGCCTTGTCATGATACCACTGCGCCCCGCCGTTATAGCCTGGGTCTACGTTGAATATGCGCGATACTCGCACATCCCAAGGCCGCAAGGTCGGCGCGTTGCCAATGTAGAACTGCCGCAGCACCAAGGACAGAACGCCGCGATAAGCTGGCGTAGGCCCGCCTGCATTGGCCGCAAGGTAGGCGCTGGCCGCTTGGTCATCTGCGCCTGACAGGACTTCAAGGACGCCAGAGATACCGCCTTCACGTTCGCTAGACCCAAACAAGTTGGGCTGTTGAATGGTGATCGTCCCGCCCGACGCTGCGCCAGACCACGCAACCCGCTTGTCAACCCGAATGCGGCTGATGAAATCCACCGGGCCGAGGCAGGCCACAAAGTGAATGCCAAGGAAGTAATTGAAGCCGATGGTCTGCCGGTTCTTCGGCCCGAACAACCCATACCGGCGGCCCTGCACCTTGATGATCGGCGCGGTGCGGAAATGGCCAAACCATGCAACCTGCGGATCGCCAATATTTACCGTGCCGAACACCTTGGCAATCTCTGTGCCTTCATCGGCGCGCGGGTTGCCGATATCGTCTTGGGTGCCTGGGTCTGGCTGTTCCGGCTTGCGATACGACAGATAGGCGGAAATCCCGGTAAGGACAATCGCCGTGAAAATCCGAAGGATGAATCCCCACATTAGAACAACTGCCTTCCGTCAAAGATGTTATCCGAGATGAACGGAAAGCCGCCGAAGTTCAGAACGTTGTCGAAGCGGTCATTACAGACGGCGCGCGACAATGGGCAGCCGGGCGCAATCTTTACATCCACCGCGCCCGCGCCAACCGCCGCCACCAAGCCGGGGATAGCGTTAACCAGCGTCACGGTGTTGCCGGAATGGGTCAGCATCATTTCAAAGCGACCATCCCACTCAAGAGTGCCAAGCCGGTAGGTGTCATTCGGCTGGGCATTGGCCCCAGTGATTGAGATTGTCTTGCCGTCCGCCGAGATCGAGGCAACCGGGAGTTCCTCTTGCCATTCAGCCAAGACCAGACCGCAGCCGCGCCCATAGTGGACATGGCGGCAAGGGCGTTGGATGACAGCCGCAAGGCCCTTGCGCTGCAATGCGGCGATTTCGGTCATGCAGGTAAAAACGCATTGCCCATCGTCCTGCGGATTGGCGGAAAGCACCCGCCCCTTGAATACCGCAATCACCTCTTCCGAGTTGGCATCGCCCTTGTAAATCGTGATCGACAGGGCATCAAAGCCAAGGTTTCCCACCGAATCCGCCGCGATATCGCTGCTAAGCGGGGCCGTCACCTTCAACTCACTGCGGGCCGCTTGGTCACTGTCGGGAATGCGGTCATGCGAGATTGCCAGCGGCGTCCAGGTGGTGCTTGCAGCGCCCGCTATGGTCTTGGTGACGGGACTGGCAATGTTCGTTAGCTGCCACTGCACGGTCCCGCGCTGGAATAGATACAGGTAATAGGGCCGTGATCCGCTGGCCCATGCCGCGATGGCTGCAAGGCTCATTCTGGCACCTCGACAAGCGGAATGCGGACAGCGGTGTAGAAGCCGTGCTGGTGGGCCAATTCCAGAACGTCACTGTCAAAGCGGACCTTGCGCAAAAGGCTGATCTTGGCCGCCGCAATATCACGCCCGACAGCGGCAATGGTCAGCACCTGATTAGATCCGCTATTGACCGCGTTAGTGACCTCGCGGGCCGTCTTGGTGCCATCGTCAATCAAGATGTGCTTCCCGATCAGATCGGCGGCAGCCGGGGTGATCTTGCGCACCGTGATTGTGGTTCCCGCCGCTGTAATCGGGTTGACCAGCGTGAAATCCTTCTGCCAGTCAGCCAGCCAGAAAGCCCGATCCCGGCCCCGGATGAAGTGCAGCCATTGCCGCCGCTCCCACAGGTTATCTTGCAGCCGCCAAGACATGCTATGCCGCGAAGCGATGAACTCGTCTTGCGGCTCCAGCGCCACCGGGCCTGACCCGTTGTCAATGATGTTGAAAACAGGTGCGATGGCCGCCGCCAAAGGCTCGACTGTGCCGCATTTGGTCACAAGGTCGAGGCTCAGATACTGCGGCCAAGGGCTTTCACCTGCCGGGCTAACGTCCCTGACCTGGAAGGTCACGGCAACGTCAGTGATGCCACGCTCGCGGATGCGGGATTGCCGCAAGCCGCCTTCCATCCACGCAGTGCGCAGCGGCATGACAATGGCCTTGGCAATGTTGCTCCCGACTGCCGCCGTCAGCGTGACTTCGCCATCAGCTACAGACGCAATCTCGCGGATTGTCGCTTCGGTGCAACTTTCCCAGATCACAAGGCTGTCGCCCGCGAAGTAATGCGCGTTCGTGTCGACCGTCAGGACAGTCTGCGATGTGGTGAAGGATTGCGCCGGGCTGGCTTCAAACCACAGCGGCACCCACCAATCGCCGCGCGGGTAGTTCCGCACCAGCCATTCCGCTTCCGCGTTCTCTTCGTCGCGCAACAGGTAGCTATAGGTGATTGCCTGCCTGGCCGGGCGGATGCTGATCCGGCGCTCACTGGTGGGCGTCTTGATGACGTTGGTTTCCCACGCCAGCGTTTCGGTGCTGGCTGGCACCGGGCGGAAAGGCCAAAGTTCCGGCATGGTTAGCCGCCGTTCCGCTTCACGATGGACATGACCTCGCGTTCAGCGCGCGGATTGGCGGCGAGGTATTGGCCGAACTTCTCTTCGTTGTCGATCACCACAACCTGCACCGAAGGCGAGGCTGCGGAAGGCATACCGGCTGCACCGCCAACCATGCCGCCCTCCGAGTAGCCCTTTAGCTGCCGGTGCATGGCCTCCAGGTTGCCCACCCCGATGCGGCTGACGGCTGCCTTGGAAAAGACGTATTCCCCGCCGTGAACCACGCCCATAGGCTGCGTCTTGCCGCCCGTGCCGGTGTATCCGCCCTCGGAAAAGCCGGGG